CACCTGTTCCCCAGCCGATATACTTAGGCTGAGTTGCAGCACCTCCTGCGAGGTAGTTGGTTACAATAGCTTTACCAGTATTTACTAGCAATGTAGCCATTTTTTAATTCTCCAGATAATTCTCTTGATTGGGTTTTTATGCCAGTAGTCAATTACACCAAGATGCTCCACAGTACCGTCAGCACGTGTAATGGTGGCGATGAGGTGAATTTCTTTAGCGTTTGATTGAGCTACTTGCATTATGTGTGTTGCTTTACCAGTTCAAGAACGATTGTAAATGTTAAAGGTTGAGTAGTTCCTTCGTAATCAAAAGAAGCTAAAATCTTACCTGTAGGATTGGTAGCATTATCAATAATACCACCGTAGTGTCTTGCCTCTACTTTACCACGTCCTGCAAAGTTCCAGAACACAGTATTAGAAGAAGCACCTTCCCAAAGTACGTTTACAGTTAACAAGTCTTCTACGTCGTAGTTAATCTTGTTGATACGCAAACGATTAGCTTTAACACCATTGATATCAAAGTCACTTAATGCTGCAGGGTCAACAATAACATACGTGCCTGCGTCAATAGAAGTCAACGAACCTTCGTATTTGATTACGACGTTGCGTGGACCGTCTACTAATATTTGAGGCGGTTGAATTGTAGTAGTCATGTGCTACTCCCTATTAACGTGAAACTTCGACAGCAGCCAATACGTAGTCAATGGTCATTGTTTCAGTTGCTGTAGGTGTATCCGAGAAAATTGGAGACAACAAAGCACTGGTCAAAGTAGTACCAGAGGAACCGATAGTTGGTGTTGTAACACGAGCAACTAAATTGTTATTTACATATACCAACAAATCAGTATTGTTATAGTGGAAACCTAGTTCGATAAAAGTATTAGCAGCTACAGTAGCTACGCCAGTTACCAAAGTAGTAGATGTAGAACCTACACGTGATACTAAGTTAACTGAAGTACCAGAAGTAACAAACCACAAACCGTCAGTAGCAGAAGTACCAGCAGAAGCTAGACCAGCTAAGAAAGTGCCAGTAGTTGCGCTAACTTCAAGACGAGTAGTGTACCAAAGTTTCTGACCAGCTACGAAGCCAAAGCTTGTGCCTGGTTTGAAAGCTGCAGTAGCAGTAGTAGTACCGCCTGGTGTCAATACAGCCAAACCGCCTAATCCAGAAGTTACTGCCAATGTAGAAGAAGTACCAGAGATGGTAAAGTCTTCAGCATTCACAGACATGAAATCGTTAGAGTAAGTAGCTACGCCAAAACCAGTGTCGCTTGTGCTATTGAAAGGATCTGGAAGCGGATAGCTTGAAAGAGGATAGCCACGTGGAACTGTTGCTACGCCATAGGTAAATCTTGTTGGTGTGCCCATTTATATCTCCTAAAAGTGATGGGTTCACGTCAATTAAGACGTTTAGGATAATGAAATATTACTTCGGATATGAAAGCTTTTCTACAGCATGTAGACGCTTCTTTTTAACGCCAGAATCTTGGCCTTCTTTATTCTCAACTGCTTGAGTATTGCCTAGACCCTTTACTTCTTTTTGCTTAGGAGCAGACGTGTAAGATTTATTCTTAGCTACTGCTTCCATAGGGGTTTTAATTGTGCCCATATTGTTTCCTTTGAGAGGAAGGGAAAGGAGTCTTTTGAACCCCTAACCCTGCCATTATACCACAAATTAATTCAAATGTAAAGAATTAATTAAGGACCGTTAACGCCATAGATTGCACGTGGGTCTGTCCAACCGAAGCTGTAACGCTCGTAGCCTTTAGCCTTAGCGTTCATTGTGTCGAAATCATTGTCCTGATCGAACATGATACCAACACGCTCATAATACTTCATACCATTTTGAACGTTAGTGCGGAGGAACCAAGCGTGTGGGCTTGTGAGGTAATGGTTCATAACGATACCTTCTGGGATGGCATTAGTTGCCTTCAGAACGTTGATGTCGTTATTTGCAGTACCAGATTGGAATACAGACTTGAGGATGCGGTTAGCGTTGTACCATTCTTGACGAGCTACGATCAAGGACTTAGGCATTACGTTAATCAACAAACCACGGTCATTCTGGAATCCCATGATTGCGATTGTTGCGTCTTCCAAAGAAGCTTCGGAGAGGTCAACAGACACAGTTGGGGTGTTAGCGAAAGTACCACCTGAAGTATTAGGGTGGTTAGTTGCGCAAAGAGCAACACCGTCACCACCAGTGTATGTGCCGTTAAATGAACGGTTGTATACGTTAGCAGCGATGTTTTCTTTGGTTTGACGGAAAGACATTGCCAAAGCAGCAGCACGACGCTTAGAAACTTGCTCATACAAGTTGTCATCCAACTCTTCTTTAGTTACGATGTAACCAAGAGCGTATGCAACGTGTGTGTAGCGAGTTACGAAACCTTGGATCTCGGAATCGTACTGAACGCCAGCACCTTCATTCTTAACTGGAGCAAGACCGAAGCCAGTTAACTGAACGTCTTCCTCGTAGTTTTGATGTGAAGTATCTTTGTCGAAAAGATGGATGTACTCTTCAGGATGCTCATCATAAACCTGACCCCACCATGCTTTGATACCAGGCCATAGAGCCTTGGGATGTGTACCAGTTGTAATTACACCAGCCATTTTATTATTCTCCTATTAATTAAGCACCGAAGGCTTGTTTGTATTGATGCTTATTGAAAACAACTAACACGTCGTTGTAAGCACCAGGAACGTTAGTAGGCTCTTGGTAGAGACCAATAACTTGGAACATAGAAGCTGCAGTAGCAGAGCTATCGGCAGTTACGTATGTGCTAGAGAATGGTGAAGACTGGCTCAAAGTAGAAGTCTGGTCTGCAGTAATTGTAGGAACTGCAGTAGAACCAACTTTAGCATTTGCAGAAGCATTAGCCTGAACACGGTAAACAACTGCTGGATCTGTGATTACATAAACATAAGTATATGAACCAGAATTCAAGCTGATGTACAACTGTGCCAAGTTAATGTTTGTGCCTTGCAAGCTTACGCCTGGGTTAGCTACACGAATAGAAACAATAACGCCCAATGGAACGTCAGTTGCTCCTGCTTTGGTTACGAGTGGGGTACCGTTTGCGTCATTACCAACAGCAGACTTAACGATATCGCCAATAGCGTATGTGTTAGAACCGTCGTTAGCAATAGCGTACAGAGTACCTTGCTCGTTAAAGGGTGCACCAGTGATTGTGCCTACTGGCGACAATCCTGTTACGGCATTTACGTTTGCCATNTTTTAAAACTCCTTTTGGATTAAATTAATTTACCTTGATGCCAGCGTTATAGAATCCAGAGGAATCTACACCAGGTGTCTTACCACTGCGAATTGCTGCATCGGTTTTATCGTTCTTTTTCTGTAGTTCAGCTTGATCTTCGAGCCACCATTCTTCTTTGATTTTCATCAAGTAAGCATACATGGGTTCACCCTTTTCACCAGCACCTACTAGAAACCGAACCTTATCTCCTAAATCAGTATTACGGGAAGTTACATTCTCCATAGTACCGCCTACCTCACTGGGATGAACGAATTCATAACCGTTTTCAGTGGCATTCTGGATACGTCCAGGTGTGTCATTGAAAATATGCAAGTGAAACCCAGGTATTTCGTTTCCTACTTGCAGCTTCCCCTGAGTCCCATTAAATACGCCACGTTTACGTTCACGAGGACGCTCTACCTTAGTAGACTCTGGTGCAGCTTTAACTTCACGTTTGTTTTCAGTCATTTCTTCTTCTCCCTAATTGTATTACTTGAATAATTGCTTAAATAATTAATTGCTGTTTGCAAAAGATTAACGTTGTCTTTAAATTTACCAAGTCCGTGATTACAGTGTGTGCAAAGTAATCCTCTAACTTTTCCAGTACTGTGACAATGGTCTACTGCTAATTGTCTAATAAGACCACTGCGTTTATCAATAGCTGTTTCAGGTTGTTTACATATAGCACATACACCTTTTTGATTTTCTAGCATTTGCTTAAATTCATCACGTGTAATACCATATTTGTAAAATAACTGCCACTCACTATCGTACTGTTTTCGTTTTTCCTTGTTATTTTTGTACCAACGTTTCCATTGTATAGCTGCTTTAGTTTTATCACGAGTAGGCATTTTATTCCCAGTCGTACTCAGCTACATACTGTTCTCTTGTCATCAATCCTTGTTTTGTGAAGCGATCGCAAGCTGCTTTAGCTTCTGCTGGTAGTGCGTTGTAAGACTTCTTACCTGAACTTACCGATGGTCTAGCTGTTCCGTTAGGAGAGCCTTCCATTGGATTAGGTGTACGCTTTTTACCAAACTTATCTGGAAAAGTCTCAGCCAATTCCTGATCTAGTTTATCTAAGAATGCTTTACCAGTTAAACCAGGATTCTCTTTACGAATCTCAATGCCTAAACCGTTGGCAACGCCAGTCATTCTTGAATCTTTACCAAACCAATCGTTCTTGTCCATCCATTCATTTAAGAAAGGATCGGCAGTAACTTGTGGAACTTCTTTAGCCTTTTCTTCAGCAGCTTTTAATTCTTCTTTAGCTTCTAGTCTTTGGTCTTTCAACTCGTCCATAGCATCTTCAATCGCTAGGACACGGTCTCCATCACCTTGTGTGATTGCATCACGCTTGGCAACTTTTAACTGTTCTAATTGAGACTCAAGGTCTTTAGCTTTACGCTCGAATTGGTCCTTTTGGAACTCACGAAACTCTCGTGCTGCTTGTCTTGCTTCTTCAGCAGCTTTCTTAGCTTCATTCAATTCTTTAAGCAATTTCTCGTTGTTCTTACGAAGGATCGGCATAATTTCTTTGCCACGACGTACAAACGTCTCAGCATCTACCCAATCGTTCTCAGAGCCACGAAACTCCTCTTTGGCTACCCATCCCTGTGCACGTGCTTCTGACTCGTACTCAGGCGTTTCTGGAGTTTCTTGATGAACCTCTTGTTGCACTTCTTGCTGTACTACTTCTTGTTGAATTTCTTCACTCATTGTTTCATTCCCTTTAATAGATGTGGGTCAATCAACTTCATGTCATCATCTAGTTTGCAGACTAGGTTATCGTAGTTAATCATTCGATAATCTCGTCCATCTTTTCCTCGATACATAAGACCAGCATACTTAGCATAGCCAACTTTCATTCCCACTGAAACAACACCTTCTGGAACCTCTTCACCTACTGCAATAATCTCGCCTGTGGTGTTTGCAAGCTGTTCACGTTCACTTGTTTCCTGGGTAGCTATAATAATGCCACTTGCTGTCTTCTCTTCTACTTCTAATGGCAAGATTAGAATTCGGTCAAATACTGGAGTAATACCTGATGGATTAGACATCACGATTCTCCTTAGCTGACTCCATTAAATCTTCATAGGTCATCCGTAGAATACTGGTTACTGCTGCTGCACGTCCACGAAGATTAGAATCATCTTCAGTACCTACTAACAACATTTCTTTTAACCATTCTCTATCGTTATCCATTGCCTTCATGAAAGCTTTGGTAACTCGACTGCCTTGCCACTCTTGAAACTCCTGTTCTGTGACCACTACGGCCATACTTCCTCCTTGGTTGTTACATTACTGGTGGTACATCACCTTCTTCTGGTTGGGGTTGATTCATATCAGCCATGTGTTTCTCAAAATCCATCATGGTTCTGAGGGCTGTTTGAATTCCTTCTTGCTTCGCTTTAGCTGCACCAATCTGTGCATCAATCATAGCGATTTCATGTCCTTGCTTGACACCGCCAGCTTGCTCGATAGCAAGAATAGCGTCTGCTTCTAATTTGTGAATCTTAGCTTGGTTGACTTCTAAGTCTTTCATGATCTTCATCATAGCTACCTTGAAGTTCATTTGAACCTGAGTAGTCTTAGTTTGTTGCTTCATCATCTCAATCTGAATCTTCTCTGAAGGTCCTGGCTTAATAGCGTTAGGTCCTCTTGGATCAGGTAAGAGTTGTTCAATGTTAGCTACCTTCATTGACTTGAGGTAATTCTTCTGTACTTCGTACATGTTCATGCCAGGTGTAGTTGTTGCTAACTGGAGCAACGCTGTAGCCTGTTGGATACGTTGAGTATCTGAAACAATGTTAGGATCTGCAGAAGGACGTACATCAGAAACAGGGCCATTATAATCATCCGCATCAATAAAGTTAGTACCGATGTCGGTGTTATAGTTTTGAATGCCCACAAGGTATAACTGGTTTAAACGATACAACTTTCTAAACTCATCTTTTAAACTACGGTAAGTACGCTTAAAGATACCAGAGAAAATCTTCATTCCCTGTTCAGCCATCGTCCTAGTAGTTTCTGCAGCAGTATTCTGTCCTGGATTTTGTCCGCTAAGAATGTCCACAGAACCACCAATACGCTCACCGTAATTGATGAGAAGGTTAAGAAGAGTAAACAGAACTTGAGAAGGNTCTCTAACTGGAAGAGGAACAATGCCTTTGCGGAGATCGTCACCTGTGGTATCAACGTGCTTCCATTCTAATGGTGTGAAGTTGTAGTTACCGCCTCTGAGCTTGATGCCACGTGAGAGGAAGCCACCTGCGGTGTTCGCCATCGTTCCGCAGTCAATAAGCTGATTGAGAATGGTATCAATACTCTGATTAAGTGGTCCAAGTAAAGATCCAAAGCCCAAGTCATAGAATCCACCATCAGGTGAGGGAATGAAAGGGAACTTAGTAAAGTATGTTTCTGGCGTAATGGAAAGGATTTTTCCTTGTGCATTTCTTTCAATCGAAGTAGTAAAGAAACGAGCAGAGATACGGAGAATCTGTTTGGTATCACGACGCATCCAAACGATGTACGGCTCAGCGTAACCGTCGCCATCCAAGTCGATAAAGCAATGTTGCTCTAGGATCTCGTAAGGAGTAGTATCGTCAACAGAGTCAGGAGCGTTCATGCCTTGAGCTTTGTTCTGAGCCAAAGTCATATTAGACTGTGGTACAGCAGCAGGACGAGTCTTCTCTTTCATCTCAACAAACAAACCACGAGCTTCACGCTCATAGATGTCGTTGCTAGAGAAGTATTGAATTTGAGTTACACGTGGGGAAGTATCTAAATGCTTCGTCCAATAGTTTACGACAAAATCCTTAGCAAGGATGTACTCGGAAACATTGTGTTTGAGAATAGGGTCAAAGTATGATTTCTTAAAAGCACAGCCAACGATAGGCTGAGTAATAAGAACACGATCCATCTCTGATTCCCAGTTAGTATCCTCTTCAAGGATCTGGTAAGACATGTGATCGCTAACACGCTTTGCACGTGCTTCTTTTTTACCTACAGGGTCATCACCGATAACACGGCACTGAACAGGGGTTTCCCCGTTAATAAGTACGGGGTAGCTGCGAGCATGGTACTGCAAAGCAGCAATAGTAATAAGTGGAAATTTGACATTAGACGCTCCAGGCCAAGGGAATGACTTAGCTTCAGCAACTTGCAAAGCAAGCTTCATCGCTTCTTCGGTACGTTTTTCCCATTGTGAACGAGACTCAATATCTGCCTCAAAACCTTTATATACGTTGTAGCTGATGGTATTAAGGTCGGCTTCGTCCAACACCGAAACAATGTTCGGAAGTTCGACAATATCATCTAAATTAAGGTTAGTATTTAAGTCCATTAATATCCTGTTGTAGCGTTTCGTCCAGCTTGGTCGTAACCGTATTCATGTAAGGCAAGNCTGNACTCTTCTTCTTCNAGTTCATTCTGAGTTGCTGCTACTTGCATTTGATCGAGCAACAATCCGATATAAGCCCAAGCATCCACTTGATCGTCATGTCTGTCTCTAGGAAAACGCATTAGCTCATCCTCGAACGTTTGATACCAATCAGCAGACATGTCAAACTTCACAGCTCCTGCCCTCATACGAGCTTGCATTGACCTTGCACGACTTAACTTATCACCACTAGGCTTGAGCAGTACTAGGTTGATAAAAGTGTCTTGCTTCATCATTGCTTCGTTAAGGTACGGGCCGATAGACTTCTGGATTGTTCCTGCCTCAATTCCAAATAGTTCAGGCTTGTA